CCAGCCACAGTGTGCGATTCCGGTTCGGTCGTGCACTGTAATCTGATCGACCAGCGATCGAGATATGACCTTCACGTCGGCGTCGCTCGGCATTATCGGCTTGAAATAGCTGCACGAGTTGTCAACTGTTTTGATCACCGGGACTTCCTTGACCTGCGGCGGGGTTGTCTGAGCCGGTGCCGTGCAGCAGCCCGAGAAGGCTATCGCGAGCAGCATCGTCAGTGAGAACAGACTGAGCGTTTTCCACATTTCCCCTCTCCTTCGCGGCGTCTGCCGCAGCTTGCGCGGCCTGCGCATTGGCTTCTGATTCCGCCGCCTTACGGTCTGCCAGGTTCTGTTCGGCGACGTTCTGTTGAGCCTGCGCTGCCGCCACGTCGACCGTTGCTTTCTGCTTCACGTCGGCGGTCGTCGCCTTCGCTTTCAGGTGTGTGATCAGCGCAAAGAGCGCCGCACCGGCAGTCAGCAGCCATGGGCCAAACTTCAGAAGTAAAGCGATTGCGGCTGTCATTCCGATAGCTCCCCGCCAGCCGCCTGATACGCGACCAGCAAATGTTCGATCTGGTTCTCGTGCTGCCCATACCCGGCGCCCGGCAGGCTGGCCCACACGTTCGACACCTTGGCGACCGCGGCTTCGAATGCGCCTGCATCGATCAGCGGCAGCGCGCCATGCTCGCGTAACTGCTGGAGTGCGTAGCGGTCTTGCGAGATAGGCGAGAAGTCGCGCAGGAACATTTGCGCCTTGTAGATGCGCCACCAGCGGTTGAGGATCTGGTAACGGCCGGCCGCAGTCGAGCGCAGCGCGGTATTCAGCACGTTCGGGTGATCGGCGTAGGACTTGAACAGCAGCGGCTTCGCGGGCGTACTGCCGACGAGCACGTTGTATCCGTCGTCGCTCTCCGCGAGCAGCGCCGCGCCGATCTCGCTGACCGCGATCATGTCGAGGAAGGCGATACGGTTCTCACCGCCCGCCGTCAATGCATCAATGCGCGCCATCGTCGCCCCCTTTGCGGCGGAACATGCCGCGCACCCGATCAAGCATTGCGGCCTGGCTGACGACTCGCGCCACGACGGCCAGCACAGCGCCAGCGATCGGCACCCACTGCTGACCGTGCTTCGGAAAGAACATCAGCAGTGACGGCGCCACGTTCGGGAACTGGTCGGAGATCGCCGGGATTGCTGCCAGCAGGATCACGCCGAATGCGCCGATGCGCACCGACCACCACGAGCGGATCGTTTTCAGGTCCGCGATCAGTAAATCTCGAATCATCTTGTACCTCACGAATTCAACCTCGACTTCACGTAAAACCAGATCGCGACCGCGATCGCCCCGAGGACTGCCAGAACGCCGCGCTCAAGCAACTTCTTTTGCAAGTCGCGATATAGCTCAGTTCTGGCTTTTGCTTTCTCGATCAGGGCTTCATGCATCCGCCTGTGGCCGTCCGGATCATCCTCCGGGAACCCTTTCGCAAGCCGATCGACCTGCTCGATAAGCACCTTCACGTCCTTTTCCAGCACTTCTAGCGAGCTGGTGTTTTCAACATGCCGCGTTCCGATTTCGTCGCGCAGTGCGTCAAGCGCAGCAGCAACGGCGCGGAATCCGTCACCCTCGGTATGCGGCGGCTCACTGCTGTATCTGCTCACGGCGCCGCTCATCCTCTTGCCGCTCGTTCAGCGCGGCCGGCGCGCACGCAGGAACCCCGAGCACTGCATCGTGCTTACCCCGAATCCGGCGCTACCAACTGCATATGCCGTGATTCCCGATGGAGAATTGAACCGAACTGTTGGGAGTGCCACCGCTTGCGATACGCCGGTTGTGCCGCCTCCAGTCGCGACGTAGTTCGGGAATGCCGCGGCCGTCGCCGATGCGGAAGTGAGACTGCTGTTCAGCGATTGAACGGTCGTCGTACCGGCAGGGATATAGACGATGACGCCGGTCACGTCCCAATCGCCAGCGGTCAACGTGAGGCTCGCGCAGTTCGCTGCGGTGCCGCTCGTCATGCTGGTGTTCACCGTCTGCGCGTTCACGTATTCGCCAAAACTACCCGCAGCCGGATTGTCATTCGTCGCCGTGCCTTTGATGCCGACCGTCGCGGCCGGCGTGATGAGGCCGGTTGCCGAGAGCGTTGAGAAGGACTGACCCAGCGTCCATGTGTTAGCCGTGCTCAGAAGCGGGATAGTCGCGCCGCTTGTTCCGATGTTGACCGTTGCCGACGTGCCAAGACCAAGATTCGTGCGCGCGTTTGCTGCGGTCGTGGCGCCCGTGCCGCCGTTGGCGATTGCGAGTGTGCCAGTGACACCGGTTAGCGGCACAGCGCCCCACACAGGTGCTGTGCTCGCGCCGGTCGAAACGATTGCCTGACCGGCCGTCGAGCCGGCAGGATTGAGCAGCGAAACCGGGTTGAGTGTCGCCGCCGAAGCGGTGAGAGCGATCAGCGAGGCAAAGATTGCGAAGATGCGTTTCATGTTGGTCCCTTAGTTGGTGATTCGAAGCGTGCGGAAACCGGAGCCTCCGCTGTCGGCCGCGCCGTACTGAACTGATTTCAGCAACGAGCCGTAATAGACGTCGATCTCATTGAACGAAGCCTTCTCGTTGGTCGGCTGCATCTGAACGCTTGACTGTTGGCACAGAAGCGTCTCTGTCCCGGTGATCTGGTAGGAGGTGACGTTGCTGATGTTGTAAGGACCAGTCATCGACGTGGACTGGTTGAACGACCAGAAAATATTGTTGGACATGCGCACGATCTGGCATTTATCGATGAGCAGCATCGACGGCATTGTGTGCGACGTCGTCGCCAGAAACAGGCAGTTCGTGAAGTTGGCGAAGCTCAGTCCGTAGCTACTCGGGAATGCGCTGCTTGCACCCTCGCATGTCACGAGCGGCTGTGATGTGCCGACGTACGTCACGAACTCGCATTCCACGCAGTCGATACCCGCGTCGAACAGGTTCGTATCGTCATGGCCATGCGCATAGAAAGCGCAACCTGATACCGGCGGCGCAATGTAGTTCGGGTTCGTCGTGAGGCTCGACTGGATCGAGACGCCGAAATAGGTGTTGATGCAGCGAACGTATTTCGACCCATCGACATTAATCGGCAGGTTGCAGTAGTCGAACAGGCAGTTGACGAAGCGCGCCCACTGGCTTTGCTGGAGCAGCACGCCTGTTGCGCAGACTGTCCACTCGCAGTTGACAAAGCGGACATTTTCTCCTCCCTCTCGGGCCGGATTGACCGAATACAGGTTTTGCGCGAATCCGAATCCGACCTGTTGCCGAAACCGGGTATTGGAGACGCTCCAGTTCGTGCAGCCGCTCGCGATGACGCCGTTGATGTTCGAATAGAACCAGCAGTTATCGATCGTCACCGAAATAATGTTTTGTGCGAGCAGCCCATTAAGGCCATAGAAGCGGGCGCTTTTCATCTCGAAACAGTCGATAAACGAGGTCGCTACCTGAGCGGCCACCGTCAGCGCGAAAGCGCCTGTGCTGGTGCCGTAGGTGCTGAAGTTGACGCCTTCGACATAGAAGAACGGCGCGACGTTGGTCAGCGGCGTGGCCGTGTCCGCCGACGGCGGGAAAAACAAGTCCTGATACAGCAGGTTGCCGACGAGCATTCCATCGCTATTGCCTTTCAGGAACAGACGCCCTGTCATCGTTCCCGCACTCGGTAGATAGAAGTTACCCGCGTCGATGAAAAGTGTCTGGTTAAGGGAGGCCTGCGCCGCGGCGACCGCATTGTTGAATGCCGTGCTGTCGTCGGTGCCGGTCGCGGTCGACACAACCCAGTCGCCCTTCGCGCCGAACTGGCGCAGCCGCAGTGGGCTCGCCTGGTTCAGATGCCAGCGACGTCCAAGCGTGTCGACGATGATCGAGCCGCCATTGTCTGCAGACGTCGTGTCGGTCGAACTGACGTCGTAACTGCCGCCGCCGCCGTCTGACGGTGCGTAATAGCCTTCAACATAGGCGCTGACATAGTTCGCATTGTTGACAGCGCGCAGCAGCGCGATCGACGAGAAATTGCGACGCAGCGGCGGACCCCATGCGAGCTGCTTGTCGCCAACGGTGCCGTCGCCGGGCGTGCCGATCGCGATTGTCGTACCGACCTTCACGTTGACTTCCTGAACGCCGACCGGGATCGGTGACACGAAGTTGATCGTCGCGCCATCCAGAGACTGGATCTGGTCATCTGCCTGATACGACGCGTCGAAGAAAACCCACATGTTCGAGATCGACCCCGGCGTAACCGGCAACGTCAATTGCGTCGACACACCCGGCGTGAAATCCGTGCCGGCCACAAAGCGAACATCGGTGATATTGCCGGTGAGCGCCGAATTCGGGTCTTCGGTGATCTGATCCCAGATCGTGACGCCAGCGGCATCCTTGACGATCTGGCGATACACCCCCGAGCCCCAGATAAGCGCCTGCCCGCGGCTATCGAGCAGCACCGGGTTCGTGTTTGCGATCGTGCCGGCGGGATCCTGAAACGTCGCTTTCGGGTTCAGCGTTCCCGGAAAATAAAAGCCGACTGAGCCGCTCGCAAGAGGTAGCCCGTTCTGGTCGATAAACTGACTTTTGGCATTCGGCAGGATTTGCATGTGGGCCTCAAAAGCAAAAGGCCGCTCATCGGCGGCCTATAATGAAAAAGCCCTCACAGGGAGGGCTTGGGGAAATCAATGAACGGCAGTCATTTCTGGGGCGACGTTTTTAGGACCATCGTGTTCTGCTTCATGGTCGTGATCATTCCGCCTGTCTATCGGTGGTTACTGCGAACGTGTGATCGCATTGACGAGAGCATTGCCCGCCGGCGCGGCGAGTGGGACCCCATACTTGGTAAGCGCATTCCCTACTGGGACCGCAAACCCAGGGCGCGCGGTAAGTAGAGCCTGTGCGATCTTTTGACCCATTGCGGTATAAGGGAGCGCCCCGACTCCCATTGCGGCAGCAAGCGGTGCTGTGTAAGCCGGAGCCATTACCTGACCCAAGGCGGCAGGGCCCATCATCGCGGCCAATGCACGGCCGGGCGTCCCGGAATCCGGGTATTTCGATCCAAGAACCTGTTGACCTGCGCTTGAGAAGTCCTGCATAAGCGCGTTGCCCGTAGCAGTCGCGCCCTTCCCTGCTGATTTGTCAGCCCCTCGTACAGCGTTATTGAGCTGCGCAGCCGTGAAAATTCCCTCGTTGTTCATCGCGCCTTGTGATCCGGCCGCCGCGCGCAGGCGCACGAAGTTGGCATAGGCCGCATTGGCATTTGCGAGGTCCTTGACGGCGTCGGCTGCGTTATTACGCGGAAGCGACTGCTCCACGATATTTTTCACCTCGCCGATCGCTTGACCAAGTTGCTGGTTGTCAAACGATGGATCACCTGTGAGCCCTCGGGAGATACGGCTAAGTTCGCTCTGCACACCTTTCAACGTTGGGCCATCCATCTCTCCCTGAGGCGACAGTTTCCCGAATACCTGATTTTTCAGGACGTTCGTGAACTGGCTTTGTTGTGGAGCGGGAAGGTTTTGCGCCATCGTCGCCAGGTTGCCAAGGTCGGACTGGAACTGCGGGTCAGCCTTGAACGTGAGTTTCGATAGCGCGTCGTCGTATGCGGTGCTGATTGTCTTCTGTACGGCAGCGACGCCATCATTGCCGACAGGGCCGCTGTACGTCTGCCCGAGCGGCGCAAGGACTTCGTTATAAGTGGCCTTGTTGAAACCCTGTACGGCGCGTTGCTGTCCATTCTTGATCATGTCGCCGACGAATGGAACGCTAGTCAGCTTAGCCTCGGTCCGCGCTGCAGCACCCCCCAAGATCTGCCCCGGCGTCAATGGCACGCCTGCATCAATAAGACGTTGCTGCGCGGCTCCCACAGCGGGCGATACGGCTGCACCGACGGCACGCATAAGCGGATTGGCAATACCGCCAACTGCAGCCCCTGTGCCGGCCTGCTGCAGTTTCTGGCTCGCATAGCTTCTGGATGTATCAGTCACGGGCTCCAGTAGGCTATTAGCGACTCCAGACAATGCGCCCGCACCGATACCGCCCAATACGCCGCTACCGGCCGGCATTGCTGCTGCAAGCGGGATAGAGCCAATTGCGTTGCCTACTCCACGGCCGATGTCGATTCCATTCCCGCCGGCCGCCGCACGCTGCGCCGCATATTGAGCATCCTGCGACTGGATAGTCTGGTCGATCTGGGGAAGCGCGGTGTTGAGGTCTTTCGTGAACTGAGCGTCGGGAGCGATTTTGTTCGCGAGCCATGCGCCACCATGCGCGAGCGATTGGACGCCGCCCTTGATCGCATCACCGATACCCATGGTGACTGAGCCTGGTGCCTGCCACGGCTGGCTGTTGATAGTAGGCTGCGTTGCTGTGGGTGGCGTCACGGCAGCGGGCGCAGCGGCCTTTCCGCTCATCACGCTATTCGCCATCGCAAGCAGCGGATCGTCAGCGGTTGACGTGCTATTTGGCGAAACTGACGGCGGCGTAGCAGCGGCAGAAGGGGTGCCCGAGCCTGATTGGACTGAATTCGCCATATCCAGCAAGGGATCGCCTGTTGATGCCGGCGGCGCTGATGCGGCCGGCGCGGACTGCGGTTTTGCTTGCGGCATGATCTGTTGTCCAGTAGCCGAGATAACGGGCGCGCTCATCTGCTGCGGGCTGAGTTCGGCAGCGTTCGCCGAGCCAGACAGAGCGGATGCAATCGAGTCCCCGAATTTCCTCACCATTCCCACCGCGCCGGCCAGCTTGTTCGCGTAGCCAGAGTCTTCGGCATAGCCACCAGCCTTCAGCGCTTTGCCATATGCGGACGCGTCAGAACCCGCGCCAACGGCACCCTTGTAGTTGCTGCTGATCAGGTTCGCGAAGTCGTTGCCGAAGGCCTGCGGGCTCGCATACGCTCGGTACTGGTCATTCGAGCCGGTCTGGTTATCCGTCGCGGCGACGCCCGGCCCTTTGATGTTGCCGAGATTGTTCGTGCCAGGGACGACCGACTTCCCCCACCCGGTTTCAAGACCCCATTGCCCGAGCAATACATCAGGCGCGACGCCGATCCGCTGGCTGACACTGGCTGCGACCGGCGCGTATTGCTGGATGAACCCCTGGATATCTGGCATCAGAATGCCCCGAGCGCCTTCATGGCCTGATAGTCCTTCGTCCATTGCTGGAGCTTGCCGTCAGACTTCAGTTTCTGTATGGCGGCCTGCTGTTCCTGCGGGCTGCTGAGCGAGCGAATATAGGAAACATCCGGGTTGAACGACTGATTCCACTTCGATTCGAACTGCGGCAGCGTGCCGGTGTTGTTGCCATTCGACGAAAGGAAATTTGTGGTCGCCTGCTGACGGTCAAGCACGGCCTGCTGCAAGCCCTTCACATGCTGGATCGATTCGAGCAGCGCCGGCGCGTTCATGTTGTGCGGATCGGGCTGGCCGGCCTTTGCCGCGGCGAGGCGCGAATCGCTGCCCGAGAGGCCGAGCGACGCCGCCGCCTGATCTGCCGCGCTGTTCAGGTATTGAACGAGCAACTGATTGTTCTTGACGGCATCCGATCCAGCCTGAATACCAAACGTGTTCAGGATCGCCGGTACATTGAGTGCGGAATTCGCACCCTTGCCGGTGAGCGTGCCCTGGATGTTCTGCGCGGCCAGATCGTATGTCTGCATCAGCGGTTTCGCCTGCGCGGCGGCGGATTGCAGTGAGCTGTAGCGTGCGGCGGCATCGCTCGCCACCTTGTCGGCGCCGATGGGCGGTGCCGCAGAGAATCCACCACCGGGAAGCGCACCGGGCGTCTGCCCAGGCTGGCCGCCGGCGGCGAATTGCGCCTTCGGGATCATCGTCGGCTGGCCGTTCTGGTTGACCGTGACCGGCGTCGCGGCATCCGACGGCGATAAGCCATTCTGGACCGTATAGCCGACCGTGCCGACGCCGCCACCGGCCGCCAGCGGGTTCTGGTTGACGGCAACCGTGGCTGGACCGGTGTTGACCTGCGCATACTGCGGGAGCATCGCGTGCAACTGCGTCTCGCCGCTGAGCGCCGACATATAGTGTTGCTGCACCCATCCGCGCAACCCCTGCGGATCCTGTGGCATCGATTGCATTTCAGCCTGATACACCTGAGGCGTGATCGCGCCGGCCTGCAATTGCGTCGTGGCGAATCCCTGCACGTCCTGCGGCGACAGGTCGGGCTTCGTCAGCAGGCTACCAAGCCCTTGGCGCAGACTGCTTTGCGCCTTGATCGACTGATCAAGCTGGCCAGTCTGCAACGTCTGCTGCTGCTGCTTCTGCGTGTTGATTCCCTGAATCACCTGGGGCAGGTTGTACGCTGCAGCGGGATCCTGGCTCAGGATGCCGACCAGCTTGTTGTTGTCGACCTGGCCGGTTGTCGGATCGGTGGCCTGCTGATATGCCGCAGACGTGGCGCGGTTCGCGTCGAGCTGCTGTTGCTGCGCGAGGCCGCTGGCATTGAGCGCGCGGAACTGAGCGACTGACAGCGCCTGTTGCAGCGGATTGATTGGCTTCGGCGCGTTCGCATTCAGAGCAATGCTCGGATCGATTGGCATGTTTTTTCCTAGATCGTGAAGCCGTACTGATTGCTGCCCGCAGCCGCCGCACTGGCCGGCGCGGCGGCGCCTGCGTTGTTCGTCATCAGGCCATATGTGAGCGCACTGTTGCCGACGCCATTTAGACCGCTCGCGAGCGCATTTGCACTACCGACAGTGCCGGCCGCCTGTGCATTCGCGCCACTCGTGAGCGTGTTACCGATATTGCCGACTGCGGTAGCGCCGAGCGACCCGTTTGTCGCGGCCGCATTCTGTCCGTTTCCGACCACGCTTTGCAGACGGTTCACATTGTTCGCGGCGCTGCTGTAATTCGTGTTGAACGTCTGTAGCGCGCGATTGAATACATCGTTGTAGGTCGAGTCAGCAAGGCCAGTCGTGTAACTCGCCGCGCCCTTCAGCGCAGCACCGGACACACCTAAACCGCGCGCAGCGGCGCTATTCTGGACCGACTTCAGCCCCTGATTCAGGGTGAACTGGTAGCCCGGCGATGCATATGCATCACCCTCGCTCGGCGCCGTGAACTGCTTCGTCAACATCGGGTTCGTCAGCGCGGTCTGAAGCGCATTGATGTTGCTCGTGCCGAGATTCATGTACGGCGCGAGATTGGCCTGTGTCTGGTTCCATTGATCGTTCTGGAGGTGCGCAGCATCTTCCGCCGCCTGAGCTTGCGTGTTTGCCGCGCTCTTTGAAGCACCTGCAGCCACGGTCGAGCCGACCGCCCCGACGGCTGCTGCGCCAACAATTGCTGCTGCGACCATGATTTAATCCTCCAGCCATTTTTCGAAGGTCGTCTCGACAGGCTCGAAGTCGAGAAACTTGAACAGAGCCGACGCGTCGTGCTGAACCTTGCTGCCGACCGCCCATCGCTTCACACCACGGCGGCGTAGTTCTTTTTCAACGAAGCGGAACATCCTGACGCCGGCGATCCCCGTGCGCTTGTCTTCGCGCACGAAGAAAATGTCAGGCGAGCATGTTAGGCACGAGCGGTAATGCAGACCCGGTGCAATGAAGCACACGAAATAGGCGACTATTTCGCCTCGTTCGCGGCCGATCGTCATCATCAGCGAGCCGTCGAGTTCGCGCGCGCGGTAGACCTCGACAACCGGCTCGAGCGGTACGCCGTGGTCCTTGTGGGTCGAGATTTCACCGTAGTGCGCCTGAAGGAGTGGCAGCAACTCAGCATAGACGCTCGAAAACGGCTCGATGGTGAAAGTAATCATCGCGAAGTCCTGATATCGACGACCATCGAAACGCGTTCGTCGGCGCTGTTATTGATGACTTCGTGGATCTGGCTGTTGTCGAACCAGAAACACTCGCCCGTCAGCATGTTGATCTGCTCGTCGCCGGCCTTCAGGACCGCGCCCGGCAGGCCGTGCAGCACCACGTGAAAGCGCGTGTAGTAGCGCGTCTGCTCGGGCGTGTCGGCATGCGCGAAGATACGGCCACCCGGGCATACCTTGTTAATCATCACGCGGCCAAGACGCTCGCCCTGCACGCGCGCCATCAGGTTCATCACGAGCGGTCGCGCTTCGTGCAGCACCTTGTAGGCGGGATAGTCGATCGCCTCGTACTGGTCGTATCCGGCAAGCTGGTTCTGCTTGTAAAGCTCAATCTGCTCTTCCGTCAGGCCAGCGACCTTCTCGGGAAAGCGCAGCATGATCGTTTCGGTTTCGCCAAACGGGCCTTGCGGGTAGTGGCGGAGAAACGTGTCCTCCTTCCACAGGTCCGGACGGCGGCGGATCGCGAGCATCAGCGGATTGACGTCAACGCCAGTAGCGAGGAAATGGAAGTTTTTCAATGTTTAGCTCGGGACGTATTCGATACCGCTGATATTCAGCGTGCAGGCGAGACCATCGGCATAAATCTGCGTGGCCGGCTCCATCTTGTGGTTCACCAGTTCCGGGACTGCGATCGTCGCGCCCGCGCCAACAGATTTGCTGGCGATCTTCGTGGGCGAGCCGGCCGTGTTGCCGCTCGGCACCTTGTATATATTCACCGTGACGACGGCGCCGGTCGGGTTGCAGATGCTGCCGGCGTGGATCGCACCATATGTGCCGCCCGGCGTCGTGTAATACGAAACTGCGCTGGCAGTCAGCGTCTGGGCCGCCACCATTTCGCGATATTTGGTCGTCATGCTTTAGCCTCGCGCATAGACTTTGGACACCCCAACCGGAATGGCCGACGTGAAAGTGATCGTGTTGCCGGAAACGCTGTACTGGTCCGTTGCCTGAAACGTGCCATCGAAATGCACGAGAACTGCAGGCGCAGACGCATAGACCTTCGAAAGCGCCAGGCTCACCGTCGTGCCCGGCGTAAAGTCGGTGCCAGCGGTGAAAATGTCCTCGATCGGGTCGGCCGGGATATACGGAGCGGCCACGGCATCCGGCGGCGCATCGAACACAATTTGCGGCGCAGCCACCGGCGCCAGCGCGACGCCATACGGATCGATCGCAGCGGGCGGATATGGTGCCTGAGCGTCGATCAGCGGCGAATAGTCGATCTGCGTCGGCGGCGTCGGCGTCCCGCTGCCGCCTGTCCGCTGGAAGATCGCGAGCAGAAAAGCCCACCAGACCTGCGTAATGCGCCCGCTCGAATCGAGGAACGGAACCCCGGGATTCGGGATGTTGCTGTTGGTCGCGTCGCTCACGTGCGCGACCTCGAAACATCAACCCACGCGCCGTTGAGCGCAGTCTTGACCGGCGCTGACCACGACAGCTCAAACACACGATCACGCGAATAGCCGAGTCGCTGGAACTGGATTGAGGTCAGGTATTCGCCAAGCTTGCCGAGTGATCCCTGAATCCAGTTCCCCCAGCTTCGGCCCCGGTCATCGCTCCAGCGAAGCCGGATTTCAGGTGAATCGGAGTCGTCAGGCAGCCCGTTGCCGACTTCCATGTCTGCGATGAACTGGCGGAACATCACGCGGTTGCCGTCGCTGCCCAGGATGTGCGGGAATGCCCGGATGTATTCGATCGTCGTCCCGTTATCGGTGTAGGCATTCGGGTCGAGCGCATAGACGTTACCCGTCTGCCAGTCGCCAACCAGATTGCGGCCCGCATTGAACGAATGGCAGTTCATGCGGTGGCGGCTGAGTGTGCCATCGGCTTCCAGATATGCGCGCTGATGCCATTGCGCGGTCACCACATCGAAGCACCATGTCGCATTCGCGGTCGGGAACGTCAGCACATAGAAGGCGTGGCCGCCCTGCTGGTATGAGAAGCCGATTGCATCGTCAACGCGCGAATAGCCGGCCAGCGCCTGCTCGATCGAATGTGTCGAAATCCGCTCGGCGATGTAGTTTCGGCCGGCGAATACCACGTTCTGCCCTTGCAGATCCTGCCCGAGCCAGAACAGCGCGAGATCGATCTTCGCGACCGAATGCTTGGCCGCGCAGCCATGCTCGATGAACACGCCCGGCATGCGGCCAAAGGTGAAGTCTGAGGCGCCGGTGTTGTACCAAACCTCAGTTGTGAGTTCGCCGAACAGCCAGATTTCCCGGTGCATGACGGCCAGGGTCACGAGGTTGTCGGAATAGGTCGATTTCGATGCAATGTCGAGCGGGTCGAACGTGATCCCGTCGAACAGGGAAATGTAGAACTGCGGTGTGCCGGGCCGGTTGAACAGGAAATACCCATCCACCAGATCGACCTTGTCAGCACCATAGAACGCCGGATCGGAAACGGGAGACATGACATTGGTCTCCAGATCGATCGTGAACCCGTTCACAGTGCCGTCGACGATAAATACATCGGTACCGTTGTCGACCATCGAGACAGGCCCACCCGTCGAGGTGAGCAGCCCAAGCGCGGTATAGGCGTTCGTGGCACTGACCGAATACACGCTCTGCCCGACCACGTCATAGCGATTACCGTTGCTCGCGGTATAGATCGCGCGGCATTCACCCTCACCTGGCGGCGTCGAAACGAGCGTCAGGCCCGGTGTCGGATAGTAGGTGAACGGGCACGGCGCATCCTGAGGATTAGCTTCGGCGTACAGGTTCACACTGCGCTGCGCTTCAGCAATAACGCTGCGCGTCTGGTACGCGCCGGATGTGAGCGGGATGCGCATCAGTTGCTCGAATTGTCGCTGTAGATGTTGTAGCGGGATTTCGACATCAGACCGCGCGGCATCGTCAGTTGCGGAATCTGCGTGTTCATCCGTTTGATCACGCGCTTGGCGTTCATCGCGAGGCGCACCAGTGACGGCGTCGGCTCAAGCTGATAGGACGGGCACAGGTAGATCGCGAGGTTGTAGCGCAGCGCGGCCAGATACGGCGGCGGCAGGTTGACTGATGTTCCGGCCGTCGCAAGCTGCGGCAGCGTCTCCATCGTCACGATGTGCAGCTCGTAGCTGCTGTTCGGGACCGGGTACAGAAACAGGGTGCCAAGCGGATAGGCCGAGTCGTAGAACGCCCACTCAGGGAACGACGACAGCGTTTTGAGGCTGATGCGCGAATAGTCTTCGCGCGCGTCGATCATCGAGATCCGGTAATCGACCGCGCTGCCGGCGCCGCTGCTTTGCAGGCGCGCATAGGCGGCGTTGATCTTGATCGGCCGCGTGACGTTGAAGTCGCCGCCTAGGCCGACCGTGTAGGAAACTGATCCGTTCGCCTGATGCGCCGTATCGACCAGGTGATAGACGCTCAGGCGCTCAGCATCCCACTGGCCGAGCATCATGTTCAGCGTGGCCAGCGCATCGGCCGTATCTTCAGCAGAGACAGCCTGCCCGATACCCAACGCGCCGATGTCCTTCAGCGCCAGCGTGATCAGATCAGTTCCCGTAGTCACACTGCCTCCAGAGCCGCGCGAATCTTGTCATTCGACCAGCGCTTGTCGACCTTCACGCCGCGCTCGTCGGCGATCTGGAGCAGCGCGGCGCGCTCGTCGTTCTGCTCGGGCTCGGACGGCGCAAGCGCGGCTTCTTCCTCGGCGCTGTGCACGAGCTTGTCGCCTACCCACTTCGGGTAATGCTGGAACGTGTCAGCATCGACATGCACTTTCGGCGGGACGTGCTGATGGTCCGACCAGCCTTCGCCGAGTGCATCAAATTCTTCCTGCGTATGGACGACGCGCGATTTCTCGCCCTGCTTATGCGTCCACATCGGGAATTTTTCGTATGGCATGAACCACTCCACAAGAAGACAGGGGCCGCACGTCGAACCGAACATGACGGCCCCTTGTTCAATCAGCCGGCGATGCGGCAGGCGAGTTCGTTGTAGACCGGGCGCCAGCCGTACAGCACGTCGATACGGCACGGGAACGTGTCCGTCCCGATTGCGTACTGACGCACGATCCGCATGGAAATACCCTTGTGGTTGCGGCGGCCGGCGAAGTCGACACCTTCCGGCATCTGCAGGTCAGCCGTGGCGAGCGTGAAGGCGTTCTTGTGATACGCCATGTTCACGGTGTACTGCGTGCTTGCGGCAACGTCCCACGTGACGACAGCAGCGTTTGCCGGGCCGGCCGTGACCGTCTGGTATTGCTGGTTCGAAGCCGCGGTGTTGATCGCCGGGAAGATCGACAGCGTTGCATTGCCCGAGCCGTCAGCCGTCGCAGCGGTCAATACCGTGAACTGGCGCAACACGCGAGTCGACTGGCGCGATTGCGGGTTCACCGCGTACACACCTGCCAGCGTGAAGGTGTCGCCCGCTGCGACCGTGCCGCCTGCACCCAGGCCGGTCACGAGCAGCGAACTGCCCGTCTGACCTGCACCCGACACAGTGCCGTTGGTGCGCGTGCCAGCGGTTGCCTGACGGATGTTCTGATCCATGCCGATGTCGAAGCCCAGCGCCGGCACGAAGATGCCGCTTGCGTACTGATCGCTGATCTTCTGCGGAGCGTTGAACAGGCCAGCAGCGGCCTTCACCATCGAACCATTTGCGGCCGGATCCCACACGACTGCGCGCTGACCGTCGCGCGGCGCGGCTTCCTGATCGAGGCGCGTGCCGGCGGCCAGCAGCGTTGCGATGTCGCTCGGCGTGGTGCCAGCGGTGCCCACCTGATTGGCGACCGTGGTGTACAGACCGAGACCGTCGAGGTCGATCTTGTTGGCGATCGTCGCCATCGCCGGCGCGAGGTAGCGCTCCGCGAAGTCGTCGATGTTCAACGTCAGTTCCTGAGACGAAAACTGGAAGTCGACGTGGAACTGCGTGTCGAGCGTCACCGGAATGACGGTTTCCACCACGTTTTCGACAGCCAGCGCGGGGCCGGTCGTGCCGACGAAGCGAACCGGCTTACGCACGTTCACCGTCGAGCCGATCTTTGCGCTCTTGACGGCGAATTCGTCGCTGTATTCCTTGTTCACGCGCGACGAGAACGCCAGGTTGTTTTCGAGGATCATCAACGACTTGTCGAGGATCTTGCTGGTATTGAGAAGGGTATTAGCCATTTTTCAGCCTCATTTGGAGCCGTGTTTCTTCCACCACGCGATCTGCTCTGCGGCCGTGGCGAATTCCTCGGGCTCGACAGGTGCGGACCGTCCGCCGATCGGGTTGATCGGTGCGGGGGCGTTGGAAACGGGTTTGGGTTTGGCCTGACCGACCGTCGATTCGAGACGGGCCAGTTCAAGCGCCATGCGCAACGGAGGAAGGGACAGCAGGCGCTCAGCGACTTCCGGGTTCTGGCCCAAGTGGTGCAGCACCTTGTGGCCGGCATCCATCGCCGTGACGGCTTCGAGAAACTCGGGCGATGCGCCGCCGAGCATCTGGAACGTGCGCAGCGACGAATCCCACTCGTTACCGAACTCGCCTTTGCCGGCGTCGAACACCTTGTTGCAGGCGTCATCGAACTTCTCTTGCTGGATGAGGCGCTTCGCTTCGGCCCGCACCTCGTCGGCCCGCACCTCGTCGGCGCTCATCTGCCGTTGCTGGGGCTGCTGCGAGTTGTCAGCAGGTTGCTGGTACTGCCGCAACTGCTGTTCGAGCGCTTCACGCTGCCGCTTTTCCTCGTGTTTCTCCCGCGTGAGCTGGTCGATGCGGCGTTGAACCCAGTCGTTCTTGGGCTTTTCCTGCTGCGTCTGCTCGACTGCTTCCGTGGTTTGCCCGGCGCCCGGTTCCGTGCTGACTTCAGCGGGCTGTTGCGCCTGTTCCGTGGAGGCCGTAGGCGTGACGTTCTCTACTTCGGTTGAAGCGTTCTCATCGGTTTGCATGGACGTGTCCAAGGATTGAGCCCGGTGATGCCGCACCGGTACGGACCAAAAGAAAAAGGCCCGCTCTCGTGAGAGAAACGGGCCTTCTGGAAATCTGAAAACGATTAGTGGCTGGTGATCTCAGCCGTGCAATGAGCGCAGATGAGCGCGTTCATTGCGATGTGAAACGTGAGTGATCCGCATTGGCAACGCGTGTATCTGACATGCGCGCCGTGTTTCTCATAGAGCGCATCGCTCACGTCAGGGGAAAAATCCTCCTCGCCGGCGAGCAATAGGCTTGTATCGCTCATGGCTCGGAACGGAGTCATCAGCGCTGGCCGCCGATGATGTATTGCTCGGTCGTCGGTGTGAGCGAGCCAGCCGTGGTGTTCACGAACTGGATGGCCAGCGTGTTCGCCGCGGAAACGCGCACATTGCCGATCGACAAACCCACCTGATGCGATGCCTTGTTCACGTCGATGGAATCACCGACCTGGAGGCCGGGAACCGTGAACGTCTGCTCCGCGGTCGTGTTCGCGCCGACCGCAGCGGGCGCGAGCGTCTGGACGATGCGATAAAGCCCAACGATCGGCGTCGTGCTGCCGAGGTCTTGGAGGATTCCTGGATAGCCGGCCATGATCGATTCCCTATTGAGGTTGAGCGGGCAAAGAAAAACCCGCGCTCGGCGGGTTCGGTTGGGGTTGATTCTGCTGCGCGCCCGGCGGCGCTGCGGAAGGATTTCCTTCCGGCGCTCCGGTCTGCATCATCTGCATTACGACCTGCGTCGCGACATGCGCGACCAGCTCCGGATCGAGCGGCTGGCCGAGTGCCTGAAGGCGCTTGGTTTCAGCGTCATAGGCCTTGATGTCCGTTTCCTGCTGATCCTTGCCGCTGCGCGCGTTCTGAAGCTCGGCCGTCAGATGCTCGATCATCTGGCCCATCTGCTGCATCTTCTGCTCCATGTCCTGCTCTTGCGGGCTCGGGCCTTCGCCGAGGATCGCAGCCGGGATCGTGCGGTGCAGACGTTCTGCAACCTCATCGGCCATCGGGAAATCCGCAGCCTTGAACAGCAGATCGCCCGCGACCTTCATCAAGTCCTGATCCTGCGACATGATCTGCGTGAGCGCATGGAACGCTTCCTGCCGGCGCGTCTCATAGTTCGGGCCAACCTCGACCGTCACGTCATAGCGGCCAATGCCAGGGTTGTAGATCAGTTGCGCGGCCTGTTCTGCGCTCAGCTTCGAGTTATCGGCCGGCGCCTGCTGCGCATTGCCCTGCTGGTCGCCGACTGCATGCGGCTGTTGCGGATTGATCTGCGCGAAGTCCTCGCTTCCGTCTTCGCCGACGATCCGAACCACGCGCTGCGTGTCGTAAATCTTCGGGATGAGGTCGACCATGATGCGGCCGGTGTAGCGGATCGCGCGCGCCACGTTGTCGATGAAATGGTATGTCGCCTTGTCGCCCTGACGCTGACGCGCGGCAATGGCAACGCCAGCATCGGCATTCGACGGCGCGCCGAACTGCTCCTGATACTGGCCCGATGTCATCATCAGCTCCTGCTGTGCCGTTTGCATGGCTTGCAGGTACGCGGAAGCCCCTACGGGAGGCTGCTCGCGCATCGGGCGCTCAATGGCACTGCCATCCTCACGCAGCCCGTTGTAGGGCAGATACGCCTTGTTATCTTTGTTCGCATTCGCCCACTCGTCCTCATAGCCTTCGATGGCTTCGACAGGTGCGACGTACGGCGTCTTGGTTTGCAGCGCGATGTATTCGACGTTGGCCGAGGTCATGTAGTTGTACATGCGCTGGCCGTCTTTCATGTTGCGCGTGTGGCCCTTGCGCTCAACCTTGCCGTTGATGACGATTTCCTCGCCCACCACGCGCACGATCGGCAGATAGCGGCCCAGCCATTCCTTGCGGTCGATGATCTTGTCGCCAGCGATCTTGAACCACTGGAAATGCGGCTCGGTGATCTCGCGCTTCTTCACGCTGTCGTCGGCGAGCAGGGCTTTGCGCTCGTCTGCGTCGCCCACTTCGGACAGCTTCATCGGCCCATTCACAGGGTGATTGATGAGCATGTCCGTCTTCTCGGCGCGGCGGAAGTATTCGCACACGCGCACATGATCCTTATCCAGCCACGGATCACCGGTCGCTTCCATCGGGAACGTGACGCTCGCCGGGTCTTCGTCCGGATACTGCGCCTCGTATTCCTCTTTCGGAACGTCCTCAAACACGAAGCCGAACTTCGCGTCTGCGCCATCGGCAGACTGAATATCCGGGTCAAGATAGACGCTCAGGGGATCTTTCACGCGCCGGATAAAGATTTCCTGCTCGAACGACCCATCATGCGCATACTCAGTCACGACGCGCCAGTAACCGAGACCACCCTGCACAGCGAACTCCGTCGCCGTGTCGTAGGCAATCTCGGCATGCGAGTTGTATTCGATGTGGCGCATGATGCCGTCCAGAATCTTCGCAATCTGGATATCGGCCTGACCGTCGATCGGCAGCGTCTTGATGCTCGGTTTGTTCTGCTTCGCGTCGTTGATGATCTGCAAGTTGTGCTGGCGCACCTTGTTGATCGTCAGGCATGGACGCTGGTCGCCGTCTCGAGACTGGCGGATCTGGTCCGGCCATTGCCAGTTGTTATCCGGATCGCCGTTGGCGAACTTCATATCCTCGACGAACAACTTGCGGAACGACGACTCGGCATCATCGCAACGGGCGAAACGATCCTTGGCCTCCTTGACGATCGGGTCCAGCCCGTTCGATTCAGCGTCGTCGGATTTGCGTTTGCGTGCCATTGATCAGCCCATCCAGGCGCCAGCACCATGCACGGTGCGGCGCATTACAGGTTTCGAAGGCTTCGGAGCCTTCCCAGCACGTCGGGCGCCCTCGCAGGCATAGCGCAGCGCGTCGATCACGTGGTTATCCTTGTCTTCGAGAATCGGCAGGATCGCCCCGGTAAGCGGGTCTTCCTTGTATTTGTAGAGCGTGAGTTCGTCGATCAGATGCTTGCACCGCGGGTGAACGACGATATCGAACGACTTCAGGAACTCGACGCCTTCTTCCAGCGATTTCGCGCCCTTGATGGCCGCGCGAATCTTCGGGAAGCCGTTCTTCTGCATGTGGCTGATCGTCTCCGGCCGCGCGGAGTCGGCCGTGATAGGCCACTTCTCGGCGTCCGGCACGCTCATGAACAGCTCGGGCAGGTTCACGATCTCACAGCCCACCATGTAGGCCTCGTAATCGACGTACAGGCGGTTGCCTTCGATATCGCAGCGGATCAGCACAGACGGATCGACTGAGAAGCCCCAGTCAGCGCCCAGCCGATGCACTGTGCCAGCTGGCCGCTCGAATTCCTCGACGCTCCAGTTCTTGAACACGCGCGCTTCGCTGTTCTGCTGATATGCGCCGAGCCAGATATGCGCGTATTTGTCCGGGTCGCGCGTCTTGTCGTACTCCATTTCGTCGACAAGCTCTTGCGGGAACCATGGGTTGTCGCTGAAATTGGCTTCGACGATTCGCGCGTTAGGCGGCGGATTCTCACCACGCAGCAGCACATCGATCGGATCGGTGGAAAAGCGAGGATTCCAGCCGAACCATAGTTCGCTGCCCGGCGCGCGGATGGTCGGGCGCAGCAGATCAAGACTGCGCTGGCTGGCTGTCTGCGCTTCCTCAAACCACGCAATGCGGAAGCCTTCGAGCGACTTGATCGAATCGCTCGTATGGTCCTGCATGCCCTGAAAGATGATGACGCCGCCCTGCTTCGAGTTGATCTGCGAATCGAGCACGTCGAAGTAGTAGCCGGCGTTCAGGCTCTGTATCTTGCTCTCGATCAGCTTCTTGACCGAGAACTTCAGCGACTTCTGGATCTCGCGCAGGCACACGGCATCGGTGCGCTGCCGGATGCATTCCTCGACCAGCAGCTCGGCGAAAAAGTGTGACTTGCCCGATCCACGGCCACCGAACGCGCCTTTGTAGCGCGCAGGCTGAAGCAGCGGGAGATACACCCGTGGCGTCTCGATGGTCAGCGTAGTCATTCGGCTTTCGGATCGATGATCTTGCGCTCGACGGCTTGGTATTGGATTGGCGCGCCGTCTTTGCCAGAAACTTCATGATCGACACGATCGCGCCAACCACGCCGATTCTTGAGCCAGAAAATTCCTGCCGCAGAGTCAGGCGGGTAGTGCTTGATCAGATCGGTTTTTACTATCTGACCGGCGATCACCCGAATATCGACATCGGGATGGCTGTAGCCAGTCGCGCGGTGAAACAGACTGGACGCAACTTTGGCATCCGCCTGATCTTTGCCCCACGACATAGCCTCGTAAAAGTCTGCGTGGGCAATCTTCCAGTCATTCAAGGTCCTCAGACCAATGCCGAGAAACCCCGCTACTTCAACGTCCGTCGCGCCCAGAAGGCAATAATTCTTCGCCAACTCGCAATACTCGGGCTTGTACTTCGACGGACGGCCGGCCATGGCTTAGATCACTGCCTTGACGTGCGTGTAGATCGCGTCGAGTTCATCGATGAACACACGCTCGCCGTTGCGCAACTTCGCGAGGGCGTTGGCGAACTTGGCTTCGAGCAGCATCAGGTGCGACTCGCGTGGGAGCGGCTCGACGGCTTCGGCAACCGGCTCAACTGCGGGCTCGGGAGCGTCGATCACAGGCGCATCAACCGTCGGCGTCGAGTTCACCAGCACGTTACCGGTAGTGGCAGGCGTGGCAGCACCAGCGGGCAACGTGCTGGCATCGGCGTTTGGGACTTCAGCCGATGAGGGCTCGGGCGTAGTGCTCGTGGTAGAAGCCGCTGACGATTCCTGCGACTCCCCCGCCTGCGCCACCTCGGGCGCCTGAACCGGCTCGCTGCTGCTCGGCGCTGCGTCGTCTTGTGCAATCGGATCGCTCATCATTCACTCCAAGGATTGAGAGGTGCCACGGCCCGCGTCGTGCAGAGTTCCGGCATGCCGGCGGAGACCCACGACTTCCAGAACGTCCGAAGCTGCCGCGGTTAGCGCACTCACGGCTTGCGGAAGAAAGAAACGAAAAAGCCCCGCTCAGTTCGCACTGGCGGGGCTTCTCGATGGGGATTTGGTTTTCTCTGGGCGCGACTCGCCCAACTGATGCGCAGGATAGTCGATAGCTATCGGGTTTACAAGTCCTTTTTATTCGGACCGGAATAAGCAGCTGCACGCACGATCGCACGGCGAGTTGCAGCGCATGGGTCGCCGTCGTCTCTTTCATCACAGACGAAGTCGCCTAACAGCATCCTCGCAGTCGTCATCGTCTCATATCGAAGAACGCTGATATCCAGCTTAACCGCCAGCCGCAAAGCATCGCCGTCGTCGGTGAGAGGATTCCATCTTGTTCCATTGTGCCAATCCAGCACAGCGTTTCCCATAACGTCGAACCCGGTATTCCCTCGACCACCACCGTTCGTTTCAGATTTATCGATCTTGATTCCTGCCGCCTTGGCAGCAAGTTCCAGCAGCGTCCTATCGTCCATTTTCCATCTCCGATTGCTGGAAGGCATTATGCAGCAAGACTGCAAGCATCCCGCTCAACTAGCCCAGCCGCCACCATCTGCGGGCACAGAATCGCCTTGGCGCGCGCATATTCGGCTTCCTGATCGCCCGCAATACGCACGCTGGAGAAAACCTGAGCGCCAGAGGCAAAGTTTCGACACGCGGTGTTGATCGCAACCCGCGCGCGCAGATCGAGCTTCAGGATCATCGGTTCAATTACCCGGCCGACGCCCTTCTTGCGCTGCCACTCGACCTCTGCATCCAGGTCGTCGTATTCCATCCACTGCCGCGACGTGCGGAACTGGGCGCATGTGCTGTCGAAGGCTGAATAGTCCGTTCCGGGGTTGTAGCCTTGGCTCCATTCGTACCAGTCCAGTAGCAGTTCGTCGATTCGATCCATGTTCAACCTCAGCGCGGAGTGTTAGTGGCGCGGTACGCAGCCATAAAGACGGAGTTGTTCCGGTACGGTCGAATGAAATCGCGATACCAGGCGTCGTATGCTTCCTTCGGTGTTTTGCCACCCCCACGCGCGCCGTGTCCCTCACACTCCCACCAGCGCAGTCCAAGCGCAGAGACATCGAGCCAGCCAATCAGGCTGTTCCAGCGACGGCCAATCTGCAATTGGATATGCGGCCGGTATGTTCTGCGTGCCATGCTCATTCCCCGTTGTTCGTGCCCGTATCGCAGGGTCCAGCGGCCGAGTGCGCGTCGGCGTGGCGTGAGGCTCAGATGAACCAGCCTTTTGCTTTCTCCCAGAAAGACCGGTCACGCGCAGTTTCAATCGTCACGCCGTAGCAAGCCTTTATTTTCGGCACAGGCTCAGGATCGGGTGCTTGCTCGAACCAGTCGCCATCATGACCACATGCGGGCTTGACCAAGCAATTCGCTGAGCGCATCAGATCGCATGAGGCATTTTTCCGTCCATAGACTGGATCGACAGGTGCAGACGGATGGATGCACATAGGAAAGGTCGGTCCAAAAGGAATTGCCGCTGCGACCATATGCTTGCAGTCTTTGCACAGTTTCATGCTGCTCTCCTGTGTGATTGCTGCTGATCCCGCCAAGCCACAAACGGCCGGCGAATGAACTTGTGGAAGGCCTCGGCCGCGCCCGCGTTCTCCGCGAGCTCGCGCCGGCTCTCGACCTGGCACGCCTCGCGGATGAACTGCGCGGCTTCGTCGACGGTCGGCTCGCGCGGCGGCACGAGGTACTGGCTCACGAAGGCGCGGAACTGCGGGTCGCGGGGCAACATGCCGGCGAGTTGGAGGATCGAGGCCATCAGGAAAAGATCCGGTTCATGTACCACGCACCGTAAGCGCGCCTGATGGTTTCGCCGTAGCCAACGCTGGCCCCGCCAATGCAAAACCACAGGCCTCCGACGCAGATCAGATTCGGCTTCATGGATCAAACCTCCAAGGGGTCGAAAAGGGATTGCGGAAGATCGAGCGCGGTCTGCGGTGCCGGCGCGTCGATCTGCGTGATGGTCACGACAAGGCGCGCTTCGCCATCCGGTTCTGCGCGCTCTGCGAGGATCCGGCGCACCCACACGTCGTCTTCGAACGCGACTCCCTTCATCGCGTCGAGCGTGACCTTGATCGCGTTGTCGAGGTCGATCGAGCGCACGCCGTCATCCCATGCCGCGCCGAGCTTGCGCTGACGCTTCTGCCAGTCCTGCGGGCGGTGCGGGTACAGCGTGAGCGCGACAGCAACGCGACCGGCCAGTGGCTTCGTGCAGCCAGCGGCGCGCAGCAGGTGCGTTACATCGGACTTGAACGCCTTCGCCTCTGCCGACACGTAGGTCATCGCGACGCCCTTCACGACCCGCGTGCGCCAGTAGACGTTTGCCGAGACCGGCCATGGGAGCGTGACGGTCAGCATTGCGCCTCCAAATGCGCGTGCGCGCGCGTGAGTGCGGTCTTTGGGGCGTGCGGAAATTGGGTCATGCGTCTGTCTCCGAAAAATGGGGTTCGGCGTGTTCCGGGCCTGAAACCGGTGCGAGCGGCGGCTGCTGGCCGATCTCGCGGATGATTTCGAGCAGTTCGCCTTCGAGCTTCGCGTCAGCTTTGCCGCAGCGGCGCAGCGAAACGATTTGGTCGACCAGCAGCTTCTGGCGGTGCAACTCAGCCGTGATCGCGTCGTTCAACGCCGGGTTGGCGTTGAAATGGCAGCCGCAATACCACTTGCCGCTCACGCCATAGACGCCGAACAACGTGCAGCCGTACGCGGCGCAGAAATCGCTGGTCGGCTCGCTCATTGCGCACCCGGGCGGTATTCGTCGACACGACGAGCGGTGACGCGCTTGCGTTCCTCGAGGTCTTCGCGCTGCGCTTCGATTTCGGCCGAGCGTTGCTGTGCGAGCTTGTCGCTGAGATTCGGCATGTTCGCGATGAGCTTGTGCAATTCGGCGCGCTGCTCCTGCGCTTTCTCGGTGTCGGCGATAGCCGGAGCTTCGAGTAGCGGCAGCACGACGCGGGCATGCTCAAGTTGCAAATGCCCGGCGCGGACCGCCTCGAGCGCCACAGATTCGCGCTTCGATGCGTCAAAGCCCCACGACGCGAACCAATGCGGCTTGCGGCCAGCGGCTCGCGCAGCTTCGACCAGCCGGGCGTATTTCGCCGTGAACGCGGTGCGCGCGGCGTATTCGTCGCCCTCAATGCCGCGGACAACGTCGAGCGCCTCCGCCATTTCCTGCGTCCAGCAGACCGACTCGGATTCGTCTCGAGCAAGGCGAGCAACAGCCCATGCTTCAGCCGGTTCGGGCCGGCCATCCTTCGTTGCGTCGCCCTGCAGATGCGCGATTAGGTCGGCGGGCTTCGGCGGATACTGGCCGCGCTGCGGATCGCTGATGTGCGCGGAGAACGCCTTACGCACGTCAGCCAGCGAGTACTTGCCGAGCGCCGCGAAGAACAGCGAGCGCGCATCGGCGGTGAGCGACTTGCTGTGCAGCGAATACGCAGCGTCGAGCACGCGAGCGAAGTTGTCGAAGTCGTCAGGCTGCATGGTTCACCTCCGGTCCGAACAGCAGTTGCTTGGCCTTTGCGTTCTCGCGTTCGTTGAACGCCTGTCGGGAGTCCGCGTCGTTGCCCGAACGCTGGCCGGTCTTCAGTTCGAACAGACCGCGCCACGAGTTGAGCGTCGATTGCTCGAGCACTGCGCGCGGACGATGCCCCTCCTGCATGAGCTTCTCGAGAGTGCCGATCGCGAGTCGAACCGCGTCGTCAGTCAAAGGCGCTTTGATTTTTTTCCGCATGGCAACGAAACCGTTCCATGCGTCTTCGGGAATCCAGTCCGGCAATTCGAGCGAAGTTTTCACGGTTTCAACGGCTCGGATTTTTTTCGGCGTCGCGCTTTGTTCCTGAGCCTGCTCGTGCTCCTGTTCCTGCTCCTGTTCCTGCTCTTGGCTTCGATGGGGCTCCGAAGGGGCTTCAAAGGATCCTTTCATTTCACGTTTTTTCGTGAGATTGAAAGCCTTCTGATACTTATCGAAAAAGGCCGGCAGAAACGGGTTTTCAGGCAGAGCGTTGTAGTCGTTCTGAACGCCAATCGAGCGCTTGTCGCTTGCAGAAAGGCTCTCAGCGATCTGATACGTGGCCATTTCGTAGACCCAGACCATTTCGGACTCCGGGTCATACTGGCAAAAACCGCACTCGATGCACTTAATAAGCCCCTTGGAAGCCCCTTCGAAGCCCAACCCGGTTTCATGCGCAATGAGCAATTCGGGCTGGTAGTACAGTCCGAGCATGTTTGAGTGTGGCGAAGTCATCAGATAGAGGCCGACGACGACCGCTTCAGCGCCCGCTTTCTTCAGCTTCTTGCCGGTGTCGCCGATCCAGAATTTCGGGCTGACTTTGGAGTAATCACGCACGGAGGCTCTCCAATTTGAGCGAGTGGCCCTCAAGCGTGCGAATGATCACTTCATCATCGAAGCATTCGCGCCCGGGGATTCGGTAGGTGGTCCAGCCCATTTGCTCGAGCGCTTCGTCGCGCCGGCGGTCTTTGGCTGCATCGTGATAGGCCGCGCCGTCGCACTCGAGCGCGATACGGCGGACAGGGTCAGCGAAGTCGATGAAGTATTTTCCGACCGGAAATTGCGGCCAGAACGGAAGGCCATAGGACCGGATATCACTCCAGATAGCCGCTTCGATAGGCGTGAATAGAAGCACCCAGTCGGCGATCATGTACGGGTCGCAGGGGTAGCCCCACGATTCCTCACCGCGCTCTACTGCGGCCGCATACAGGCGGTAGTTGTGGCGCAGTGCGTCGAACCAGTCGGTCCAGTTGCCGCGGACTGGGCGCATTGCGGCGTGCAGCTGCATGCTGCGCACTATGTCTTCAGCGTGGAAGCCGATCGATTGCATGATCACTTCTCCGCCATGCCCTTGGGGCAATAGATGCGGAAGGTCAGCGTCAGCAGTTCCTGAATGTGCCGATGCGCGGCTGCTGCGACCTGTTCGAGGTCGTGCTTCTCGCGGTCGTTGATGATGCCGTCTGCGATGGCCGCGGTATGGGTCTTAGCCAGTTCGCCGAGGTCGGAAAGGATCTGCGTGAACTTGGCGAGCAGTTCCTCGTTGTCGCAGTTGTCGTCGACGTCGGGAAGCGACACGAACATGCCGCCCGACTGTTCCGCGATGGCTTCAGCAAAGAATGTCGTGCCAGACAGTCGCTGCATTGCGAGGGCCATTTCGGTCTGAATCGCCTGGCCCTTCACTTCATAGATCCGGTTCTGCAATGACGCTTCGGATATCCCGAGCGCCCCCGCCATTGCCGGAGCCCCGCCGTTGAAGGCGCGGATCATCGATTGGTAGGCTTTTCTGAGGCCCATAAGGCGTACCTAATTTTCAATGGTTGTGCAGTGCGCAACTAAAGGTTGTAATTAGCTCCACAGTCGCTGCACTGCGGGGAATCAGGCGGCGGCTGGTTGTTCGGTTGTGGCGGCGAAACCGCTCGGCAGAGGTTTGCCGAGCCGGGCTGCAGCACCGACAAGCTCATCCGTTTTGCGCTGGTCTAAAACATCCGGCCAAAGCGACACCGCGCTTCGCGAGATGCCGAGCGCGCGACCAATCTCGGCCTGACTGCCGAAGATCTCAACCGCCTGCGATTTCGTGAGGTTCATGGAATGCGCCTAGATTTTTGTCAAGTTCACTCGACAGATTCTATGTCAAGCATCCTCAGCGGACAAGCGTTTAATCTACTGAACATGAAAACACTTGCAGAACGGCTGAGAATGGCTTTGACGGAAGCCGGGATTAGTCAGTCGGAACTATCAAGACGCGTCGGGGTGACGCGCAGCGCCGTCTCGTTATGGTTCGGGGGAACTACCACAAGTCTCGACGGGGACAATCTCCTAAAAACGGCCGAAGTCTTAGACATTTCGCCGGTTTGGCTCAACACCGGCCGTGGGAGGATGAAACGAGGGGAAAATAAAGAGATCCCCCTCCATGACAATCCCGAATATCCGGCAATCAAGCGCGTGAAGATAAAAATTTCAGCAGGCGTTACAGGCTTTGGAGTCGAGCCGCTTAACGACGAGCACGCGCCGATCGTCTTTCACCGCTCGTGGTACGAGAGCAACGGCTATAAGCCTGAAAGTCTTTTGGCGATCAAAGTCACTGGCGCCAGCATGGAGACAGGGCTGTTCGACGGTGACTGGGTGGTGATCAATACCGACGACGTCACCCCGCGCGACGGCGTCGCCTATGCCCTGAACCTAGACGGTGAAACAGTGGTGAAGCGCCTGTTCCGAACCGATGGAATTTGGGTCGCGGCGTCAGACAACCTCGACAAGCGCATCTACCGCGATCGACCATTGAACGGCGAGACATTCATCATTGGTCGCGTCGTGCATAAACAGAGCGAACGAATCTAGTCGGGGACATCAATGAGAATCGCGTTTTTTACCGCGGTCGCCTCTGTGGCGATCGCGGGTTGTGCCGCTTCCAGCGGAATAATTGATACTGGGAACGGCACCTTCTATTCCTCCAAGCAGTCGGCAAACAGCTTCGGCGGCGCTGGCAACCTGAAAGCCGACGTCATCAAGGAAGCCGCAGCGTTCTGCGCCAAGCGCGGCCAGACAGTGCGAGTCACGAACACGACCGAAGCTCAGCCGCCCTACATCCTCGGCAACTATCCGCGGGTGGAAATCGAATTTAAATGTGCCGGAACGGACCAAGGATGAAAAATCGATACGTTGTGCTCGCTCTCGCCGCGCTCGCCGGCTGTCAATCGGTCAGCGAAGTGACGCAAATCGGAAAAGACACATACCAGGTGGATGCGACAACGCGCGGCGGCTTCCAGTCGCATGGCGAGACGACAGCATTGGCCGTCGCCAAGGCCCGCGAATTCTGCGCAGCGCAGGGCAAAGAGCTGCAAGCGGCGCCGGCCAAGACATCTGGCGCTCGGGGATGGACACCGGTCGAGTCTGATTTGACTTTCCAGTGCCTCGACAAAAACGACCCAGCATACGTTCGGCCGAACTTGACCAATCTCACCTCTCCTTCGAAATAAACATCGATTCATAGAAAAGAAACCCGCCGCGTGCGGGTTTTTTTACGTCTGTAGTTTTGTTACGCGAACCTTACCCACAACTATTTTGTAGAGTTCACTTGACAGCACAGATGCGATGTCGTTAAATAGACTCAACAACAACGCACCGTGAGGTGACCGAAATGCCCTGCTTCCACCGACTCCACACCGTTCTCGTGCTTCTCGCGAACGGCTACCTCGAAGTGGCCTGTCCGAACTACGAAGCGTCCGAGCTGCGCCGCCACTGGGTGATCCGTCGCACGGTCGACTATCGCAACGTTTGCTGGGGCTGACCATGAGCACACTCCACTACTGCGGCAAACAGGCTCTCGCGATGGGCGAATACGTCGCTGACCGAACAAAGGCAAAGATCGACAAGGCGCTCGACGATGCCGAGTCACGCGACGAAATGATCGCAGCGCGTACTCAGGAACTGATCGCTGAGCGCAAGGCGGCCATGGCGCCTATCGACATCGTCGCGGGCATGCAAAGCGTGATGGAAGTCGCGGCAGAAAAGATCCGTCCGCATCTGCTTTCCAACCGTATCGACTACGTTGGTGCGATGGTCTTCGCGCTGATCAATCTTTACATCGAGCAGGACAGCGAAGTCATGGCGAACGACTGGATGCTTCGGATCGACGCCGAAGTGGCGAAGTGGGGTGGGAAATGAGCAAACAAAAATTCATGCTGGGGCCGTGGACGTTCCAGTTCGATGGTGATGGCGGCGACTTTTTCATCAAGTCCGAAACGACTGGTGAAACGATCGTGGCAGGTGGACTAAGTCGCGATTTCGAACTCGATGGTCGCGAGCATCAGCAGCTTAAAGAAACAGTCCGCCTGATCGCCGCCGCGCCCGAGATGCTCGAAGCGCTAAAAGAAGCGATTGAGACTATCAAGTTTCTTTCCACCCGCGATAACTCGTGGGGAGAACAGATTGTGTGCGAAGACCTTCAGGCCATCGTCGCCAAAGCCACCGGGAGCCAATCATGAGCGCCCTAACCCTCATCGTCCTGTGGACGTTCATCGCCTGGTGCTTCTGCCGCGTGGTGAGGTTCGCGTGAGCGCGCCATCGATGCTTGCCGAAGCGCTTCGGCTGATGCGTGTCTATCACGACATGAACCAAACGGAATTGAGCCGGGAAATCGGAATGAGCACTGCGACTATCTCGATGCTTGAGAAAGGAACCCGAGAGCCAAGTCTCGAAACCCTTCAAAAGTACGCGCAAGCATTCAAGGTACCGGTGTCGTCGATCTTGTTCTTCAGCGAAGAACTGTCGGGCGAAGGCATCACAAAGCCGATTCGAACAACTATCGCGAAAAAAATCGTCGCGATTTTGGCCTGGATTGCAGAGCGTTCGGAGGAATCGTGAAGATCACCGAACGCGATCTGCGCCTCGCAGACCTCTCTCTCGCTTTCTCCGCTGGCGTGTGCGCGGCCGCTGTCTGCGCGCTGGTGATCTTCACGTTCTATCTGCATGCGGTGTGCTCATGAAGGCCACCGTCATCGAATGGTCAATAGCTATTGCGTTCGGCCTGTGGCTGGGCTGGATGGCTGCAAGGGGAATCGCATGATTCGTCGACTTAATCGCTTCAGCAACCGCCACCCGCTGCTCTCGATCCTCGCGGGCTTCGTGGCGCTGATCCTTCTCACGCTGCTCGTCGTGCCGGCTGATCCGGATTACGTGGATGCAGCGGTCGCATATGGGAGAGCCACGTGAGCTATTCCGACAACCTGATCGAAGGCCTCGACATCGAGCAGTACCACGCGATGACGCCGGTGTCGAAATCGCAACTCGACACGCTCGACCTGTCGCCCGCGATCTTCTTTGCGCGGCATCGTGCAGCCGATCGCCCAGCGCCTATCTCGAAGTCCGGCCAGCTTGAAGGCAACCTCGCGCACTGCGCCGTGCTTGAGCCCGACGAATTCGAATTGCGCTATGTCGTCGGCCCGACCGTCAACCGAAATACGAAGGTCTGGAAAGAGTTCGTCGAGGCGCATCTGAACCGCGTTGCTATTCAGCACGACCAGTATGAAGCCGCGGTGCGTCAGGCCGCGTCGGTGCGCGCGCTGCCGGAGATCGGCGAAGCGCTCGCCAGCGGCAAAGCCGAGGTGTCCGCGTTCTGGACCGACGAAGAAACCGGCGTGAAGTGCCGCTGCCGTCCCGACTTCGTTCACCCGGTGCGTGAAAACGCGGTCCTGTTGCTCGACCTGAAAACGTTCAGCAGCGCGGCGCCGAGCGAGTTCCGTCGTCAGGTCGCACGCAAGCGCTACGACGTTCAGGCCGCGTTCTATTCGGACGGCTACGAGAAAGCCAGCGGAATGGAAGTGCTCGGCTTCATCTTTCTGGCCGTCGAGACCGAATACCCGTTCGCCGCCAACGCTTTCATGCTCGACGAAGAAAGCCTCGAAGCGGGCCGCGCGAAGTACCGCAAGAACCTGCGCACGTACGCCGAGTGCGAGCGCGCCAACACGTGGCCCGGCTACTCGACGGGCATCAACATCATCCGGCTCCCGTCCTGGGCGCTTATCACTGAGGAATGACCGTGGCACAGAACACCACCAGCCTTTCGAATGTCCGCAACGGCGAAGTAGCCAAGACGCCGGTCGACAAAGTCGCGCACATGCTATCGAGCCCGAGCATGCAGGCACAAATCAAGGCCGCACTGCCGCGCCATATGACTCCTGAGCGTCTCGCACGCATCGTCACAACCGAGATCCGCAAGGTGCCGAAGCTGGCCGAATGCACGCCGGTTTCGTTCTTCGGCGCAGTCATCCAGTGCGCGCAGCTCGGGCTCGAACCGGGCAACGCGCTTGGCCATGCCTACCTGCTTCCCTACGGTTGCGACGTGCAACTGATCATCGGCTACCGCGGCATGATCGACCTCGCGCGCCGCTCTGGCCAGATCGTCAGCATCGACGCGCGCGCCGTCTATGAAGGCGACAAGTTCGAATGCCGACTAGGCCTTGACCCGCACATCGAGCACGAGCCGGACTGGGCGAACCCGAATCGCACGATGGGCGAAAAGCTTCAATTCGTCTACGCGGTGGCGAAGCTGAAGGACGGCGGCATCCAGTTCGACGTGATGAGCCGCGCCGAGATCGAAGGCATCCGCGCGCGCAGCAAGGCTGGCAACGGCGGCCCGTGGAAGACGGACTATCAGGCCATGGCACTGAAGACCGTCGTGCGTCGCCTGTTCAAGTTCCTGCCGGTCAGCATCGAAATACAGACTGCTGTAGGGCTCGACGAGCGCGCAGAAATGGGGCTGCCGCAGGACAACAACGCGATCATCGACGGCCAGTTCACGACCGTGGATGACGATCACGTCGACCAGTCCACCGGCGAGATTACCGACCAACGCACGCAGCAGGCCGACAACACGCTCGCGCCCTACTCGACCATGCTCGACCGCATCCAGAAGTGCGCCGACCTCGACGTGCTGGACATCTGCGCTGACGAAGTGCGCAACTATCCGGACACGGAGCGCATGAAGCTGGAACAGGCCTATCAGGACCGCCGCGACGAACTGATGCAGGCGCAATCGTGACCGTCGAATCCCCCCTCTGGAACGACTTGCGCCGCATCCGCAATGCCGACCTTTCCGCCGTCGATCGCGAGCTTCTGCGGCCCGCGTTCGACGCTCTCGACGGCGGCCAGGTGATCGCAGTCCCCGAACGCGTCGCCGCCCGCATCCGCGACATCGCGGCGCGTCAGCCGAAGCAGTAACCCTCTACCACCAAGGAGCATTCCCCGATGTTCTCTCTCACCGAACACGCAGCAACCGTCACCAGCGTGACCAACATCGCCGAGAAGCACGGTAACGCGCGCGTCCCGGCTGTCTCGATCGGCTTGTCGATCACCGGCGCGAGCACGCTGCTCAATCACTTCGACGATGCGCTGCGCGGGTTTCTGTTCCGCAAGGAGCAGCCGAAGCCGGGCGCACTCCAGCTCGAAACGGACGAACTGACTGAGCTGCGCTTTCCGCTGCTGAAAAACCCGTCGTGGACCGGGTATCAACTGCGCTTCCTGATCGGCGCCACGGGCAAGGAAGACGTGCTGCTGAACGAAGTCGACCTGAAGCACATCGGCATCAACCCGCTCGAAGGCGGCAGCGTACAGATCAGCTTCAAGGCGCATGCCCAGCCGTTCAGCGAAAGCGACCACGGAAAGATCGCGCGGATGCTGATGCAGGAATGTTCGATCACGCTGACGCCGCCCGATGTGGATCCGACGCTGTTCGACGAGAACGACGAGTAACCACAGCCCCGCGCGCAACGATCCCCGCGCGCGACGGCTTGGCGTGTGTTCGGGGCGCAGGATCGGCCCCACTTTTTCCACACGAATAAACCCTTCTATTGAGGCGAGCATGAGCGCAATTCAACATCTTCCCGGCCCGTGGTTCGTGGCTGAAACAGACGATAACGAAGGCTATCCCGAAACGGTGATTCGCGGCATGGATGGTATCGCTGGCGTTGCGGTAGCAGTCGATTTCGAAAAGATTCCCGGCATGAGAGAAGCTAACGCCACGTTGATTTCTGCGGCTCCGGAGTTGCTGAACGCTGCGCAAATTGGCCTCAAATATATCGAAGCGGTGTGCTTCAACACCGCCAACCCAAAAAAACGCAAGAACTACGCCGATGCCGCCAGCATCATTCGGCAAGCAATCGAAAAAGCAGGCATCAAACCAGATTGAGGTCAACCATGAAGCTCGCATTCAAATACTTCTACCGATACGACGATGACGCTGAGTGCTATGGGCCATTTGAGACGGAATCGGAAGTAATAGAGCATATGCGCAATCAGGCAAAGAAGGTCGCCGAGTATCGCCCGTTCGAAATAGTCCGAACGCATCAATGGCTGCCATCTGACGATAGCGATGGGATTTGACATCTAAACCAAAGCCCAACCCCATCCGCGCAGCGCGCGAAGCAATCGAACAATGAGTGATGCCCCATGCCAATCAAACCGGAAAACAAGGCCCGCTATCCGTCGAACTGGAAAGAGATTCGCACGCGGATTCTCAAGCGGGCCGGTGACTGCTGCGAGCAATGCCGCGTCGCGAACGGCGACATGATCGTGCGCGGTATCGACAAAGACGCGGGCACTTTCCAGCGCTTCGAAGGCGACGGCGAGGTTTATGCAGCGGACGACGGGCGGTTGCTTGGCCGCTGCAAGGCGTCGGAATACTGCGGCAACCGATGGACGCGCATTGTGTTGACGATCGCACATCTTGACCATGTTCCTGAGCACTGCGACGACGACAACCTGAAGGCGCTATGTCAGCGCTGCCACCTTGCCTATGACGCTGAGCACCATGCCGAGACAGCACGCCAGACGCGGCGCTCCCGGCTCGCTGTCGGCGACCTGTTTGGCGAAGCAATCGAACAAGTGAGGACGATATGAGCACGCTTCCGTTATTTGAAGCGCCACGAAAGCCCGGCACACAGAAGCTAACCGAACTCGCGCTTGCTGCCAGCCCGACCATGACAGAGGTCAGCAAAGAACAGTTCTTCGCATACATCGGCCCGCGCAACATCATGCCGTCCGTCTACGGCAGCAGTAAAGACGAACTGGGCATGTACAGCATTTTCAAGACCGTCCATGGCGATGCGGTCGGAAGGATTTTCGGCGGCAACCACATAAGCGATTCGATTTTCCTGCTGCGCACTGAACTTGCAAAGGACAAACCATGACACAGAACACTAAAGACGCAGGGGCGAGCAAGCGGTTTCTCTATAGCGCAAGCATCGAATCAGCCGCCGGCTGGCAGACGTTCTACGTTGATGCCGAAACGCGGGAGGAAGCCGACGAGCGCGCTGCCAAGCACGACACTGATGGGATTTACATGGAAGAAGTGTCGGTTGAAGACCTTGGCCGTTTGGTCTTCGATAACGAGACCGCCGTTACCGACATCGGCGATTTTCCCCCGACTGTCGCCCCCACCGCCGAGCAGGCAGAGGGAGTGCAGACGCAGGCCGCACGCGACGTGCTGGCCGAGCGCAAGCGTCAGGTGACGGCAGAAGGCTGGACGCCAGAACACGATGGCGAGCACGACAGCGGCGAAATGCCTTCAGCCGCAGCATGCTACGCGTTGAGCGCAGCAAGTTGGAGCGGTGCGCTATTCGAAAAATTCTGGCCGCCGCACTGGTCGCGCAAATGGTGGAAACCAACCACGCCGCGCCGCGACCTCGTCAAAGCCGGCGCACTGATCCTCGCCGAGATCGAGCGCCTCGATCGTCTCGCCGCCCCTGCTGCATCTACCGGGGAGCAGGCATGAGCAACGTCGATCAATTGCCCGCTCCGCGCCTACAGCTTCGTTGGGCGCCCAGCACTATCAAGCCCGAATACAACTGGGAATGTCACTACGAGTTGGTAATCCCTCTCGACCAGTATGACGTGCGCGCCGAGCAGTACGACGAGGACGGCGAGATGATGCCCGAGAAGATTAAGGAGGCAGTCATTCCAATGAAGCCGCCAAGCTTGCGCGGAGGCGAGACCACGCCGTGCACCGTTTATCAGACTGGCGAACGCTATTACGACGCCCCGTTTCGCGATGGAGCACACGCTTGGTGGGATTCGAAGCTGCTCGGCAACCCGCCAATCTTTGTGATTGCACCGGACGGCATGTGGTTCGCCAGACCCGATTACGAAGCCGAGCGCGCGAAGGAGCCGAGATGACCGCCCCTACAACCATCGACGGAGCGATGATGACAGACGAACAGATTGAAGCGCTTTGGTACAAATGCATGGGCCATAGCATATCAAGTGGAAGGATGGCGGAAAGCGCTAAAGACTTCGCCCGCGCCCTGCTCTCTGCAAGCAAGCCTGCCGCGCCAGCGCAATCGGCGGAGCCGGTGGCGCAGTATCAAACGAAGCTGCGCAATCCGATCCTGCCGTCGTGTGACGTGTGGATCAACGTCAGCGAAGAAGGCGCGCGAACGGCCCACGAAAAGTTTGCGCATGTATATGAAGTGCGCGAACTGGTCGAACGGGCCGCCCCGCAATCATCCCAGCCCGTGGAAGCTGGGGAGCCGTGCGAACACTGCAAGGTAAATCGGCCGTATCACGATCTGGACTGTCCGGTTGCTGCGAAGGTGCTGGCCGAAAAATCTGCCGTGGTGCTGGACGATGAGCGGGCGGCGCTTCCGAGGTACGCGGAATGGTTGCATTTGCGGACGCACGGCGAGTGGTCTGATGGCGTTCCCGTCTGGGCCCGAGACCACACTGGACGCATGAACGATTTCACGGCTGCGACGGCTGTGATTGAAGAACTCGCCCGTGCCGCATCCCCGCAAGCCACCGTGTACTCGCTGTTCTCGTCATCCGATCGTCGCAATTTCGGACACCTTGCGCCACAAGAGTTCGTCAACGCGGTCATTGAGGCAGTGCGGGCGCAAGCCACGGCGACGCAGCCAGCACAGACAGTCAATGCCATGATGCAGGCGGTCGAAACCGGAATTGCCGATGAAAGAGAGGAAGTGTCACAGGCAGTCTGGAAGGCGATTGAAGTCCGCGTGAGAGCCGCATTGACTGCCACCCAACCAGCACAGACGGAGCGGGCGCTGACGGATGAGCGCTCATCTTTCGAAGCGGCCTGGCGTCAGGAATACCCGCTGCACGGCGAGACGACATTCAAGCGCAGCGGATTCAATCCGGACGCCTACGTCAATACGCGAGTTCAAGACGGCTGGCTCATGTGGCAGGCGCGCGCGAAGACCGGTGAAAAAACTACCGCCGCGCAGCCAGCAAGCGGCCAGAAGGAGGGTCAGTGATGCCCTACTCCGCCAAACCAGTCACGCGCGAGATCCTTCGCGAACTTATCAAGCCGGGCCAGATCTACTCGCCATACAACCTTGGCCGCAAGCTCCACGCGACATCCGTGGATGTGAAGCAGATCCTTCTTTCACTCGTCGACGAAGGCAAGTTGAAGACGATCAGGCCACACAAGCATCAGTGCTTCATTCTGCCGAACACTGAGCACCTAAGACGCGGAAAGCTGGCGCCGCCGAAACCTGATCCGGAGACCATGGCTCAACCGCGCACGCTCTCCCCGCTCATCGGCGAGCTGACCGGCTACTTCGCCGAGATCAGCCGGCGCGTTGACCTGGCGATGATGGCGAGGCCGCGGTGATCGAGGCAGAGGCGCAGCGGGTTATTGAAACGACGGCGCGGGCATGGTCTGTCCCCCACGCCCAAGGATGAGGGGGCGACCATGGTACGCTTTGTAACAATTGCCAAATTCTGCGAATTGACCGGAATGACGCCGGCAGCCGTCTACACGAAGAAGTGCAAGGGCGTCTGGCTGGAAGGGACGGTCTGGCGGTACGCACCCGGATCGAAAACGATCCTCATGGACATCGAGGCTTACGAATCATGGGTAGAAAAGGGACCGGAGTCGCCGTCGCATCAGACTCCAGCTATGAAATCACGTTCACGTACAGGGGCGTCAGGTGCCGGGAGCGCGTCAAAGCTACCCTCTCTCCGGCCAATCTTCGAAAGATGATCGAGTGGCGTGCGGCAATCATGCACGCCATTCGCATCGATAAATTTAACTACGCCGCTGAGTTTCCGGACTCGAAATATCTTGAGCAGTTCGCGGAGAAACCGGGCGATGTTCTGACTGTGGAAAAGTATTTCGAGTCGTGGCTTGACCGGAAAAAGGCCGAGGTAAAGGCCTCCACATACCAGGGTTACCACTCGATCACGTTCGGTTATGTCATACCGACATGGGGCGATCTGGCGCTGACCGACCTGAAGCGCGCGGCGATCCGCAACGAACTGGCGAAGATCGACGCCGGGCGTCCGGACGAAAAGAAGGTCACGAACAAACGGCTGTCCAATATTCAGAGCTGTATGCGATCAGCGCTAGGCGATGCCGCGGCAGACGAGATTATCGAAACGAATCCCCTCGCCGGATACACCTACTCGCGGGTCGAGCGGCCGGTCGAAGGCGAGCCGGAAGACGACGTTGATCCGTTCTCGCCAGAAGAACAGCGGGCGATCCTCGCGAAGCTGCGCGAAGGCGAAAACAATCTGGTGCAATTTTTCCTGTGGACTGGCCTGCGCACGTCCGAAGCGACGGCGCTCAACTGGAGCGACATCGATTTCATGGGCGGCTTCGTGCGGGTGCGGCGCGCTATCACGCGCGAGTCGAAGGGGGTCGCCGAGTATCCGAAGACCGACGCGGGGCGCCGCGACGTGAAGCTGCTTGCGCCGGCACTCGCCGCACTGAAAGCGCAGAAGGCCATGACCTTTCTGGCTGAAGCCGATGGCCCGGTGTTCGTCAATCCGACGACGCGCGAGCGCTACGCCGGATCGCACCAGATTTACCGGGTCTGGCAGACGGCACTGAAACGCGCGACCGTCAGGTATCGCCGGCCCTATCAGACGCGCCACACCTATGCATCAATGATGCTGTCAGCCGGTGAACACCCGATGTGGGTCGCGAAGCAGATGGGCCACGCAGACTGGACTATGATCGCCCGCGTGTATGGTCGATGGATGCCGTCAGCGGATGATTCCTCGGGTTCGAAAGCCGTTGAGAAGTTCGCTGAAAATGCTGGCGTAAATGCTGGCAAATCTTCCGTAAACCCGGCAAAAACTGGCTAGATTTTCGCCAGCCTTACCCGTTAAAGCCTTGCTGGATAATGGTTTGATGGTGCGAGGAAGGGGACTCGAACCCCCGCAATTCCTTGTAAACGCTGGACCGCAGAATAAAAGCTGGCAAAAAGCTGGCAAATCAGAAAGCAGACGGCGCGGCGCCCCAATCCTTCATCCGTATTACCAATACATTCCAACCAGGCTACCATGCGTTACCGGCGAGATAACCGGTAACAAGAAAGAATCTGACAATTACGAGAGACGAGGACACTCGATGTTGAGCCGGTATAAATCTGCACTGTTCCAGCATTTGAACGCCCATTCGGGCAAAGACGTGGCACCTTGGGTCAAGGCGTTCTGTCACGAAATGTTTTCCAGACCGCGCAGTGCCAGGCTCATCTATACGGCATCGGTGCGGTGCAGGACCAGAATCCGGGACCGGATCGCGAGCCGAAGCCTTCATGGGGTAGGCCTTGAGATCGGCGCGCAGAACGTGCCGACAAAGGTGAACAGCCACGCCGCGCGAACTGAGTACATCGACCGTCTGACGCGCGAGCAAACGTCAGTGCAGTTTGGGATTCCGCTAGAGAAGCTGGTGGAAGTGACGCACCTGATTGACGGTGGCCGCCTCGATAAATTCGAGAATGGCTCGCGCGATTACCTCATTGCCAATCACGTGCTCGAGCACTTTGACGATCCGGTCGGTGCGGTCATAGAGTGGCTGCGGGTTCTGGCGCCGGGCGGCCGGCTGTTTCTTTCGCTGCCTAACTTCCGCAATAACCCCTTCGACTTCCGGCGCCGGCCGCCGACATCCCGACACTTCGAACGCGACTTTCAGGACGTAAATCACCGGGTGGCAAGCGCCCGCGATCACTATGCGGACCTGATCCAATCAATCTATCAGTTCGATGAAAGCGATCCGGTGATCTACGCGACGGCGGATAAGTGGGTCAGCGAAGGAGACCGAAACCACTATCACGTGTACGACGAGCAGGCATTTCGTGATGTCCTGAGACTCGCTGGCGAGAAGTCGGGAACCGGCCTGCGGGTCGTCGATTACTTCCTGCTCGATTCGGGTTTCGAATATATCGTCGTGCTGGAGAAGTCAGCAGAACCGGGCACTATCGTATGGCCGGATCCGGTCAAAAGCCGGGCGCGCGCCGTCTCATTGCTCGCAAGACAGACAGTCGCAGACGTGATCCGATTTTATGCAGCACGCAAACAATCGAAATCCCAAGCGGCGACTGTGTGAACTGATCCCACTCGAACATTTTTAATCCAGGCTATCATGCGGCCCCTGGGGATTCCCCTGAATAACGGGCACATGCTGATCAAATGAAAGCCAAAATTAAAGTTGTCTCGCTAATTGTTTTGTCGCCGGCAATAGCGTTCGCAGCCGTAGTCGGGTTCGCGGTGGCGACCGTGGTATTCGGCGCCACACGGTTTATCGCTGGCGGCAAGATTTACGAGTGACCTACTTCCCGAACTTCCAGCCACAGTGTGCGATTCCGGTTCGGTCGTGCACTGTAATCTGATCGACCAGCGATCGAGATATGACCTTCACGTCGGCGTCGCTCGGCATTATCGGCTTGAAATAGCTGCACGAGTTGTCAACGGTTTTGATCACCGGGACTTCCTTGACCTGCGGCGGGGTTGTCTGAGCCGGTGCCGTGCAACAGCCCGAGAAGGCTATCGCGAGCAGCATCGTCAGTGAGAACAGACTGAGCGTTTTCCACATTTCCCCTCTCCTTCGCGGCGTCTGCCGCAGCTTGCGCGGCCTGCGCATTGGCTTCTGATTCCGCCGCCTTACGGTCGGCCAGGTTCTGTTCAGCGACATTCTGTTGAGCCTGCGCTGCCGCCACATCGACCGATGCTTTCTGCTGCACGTCGGCGGTC